CGAATCTCAAATGATGCCCTCCCGCGAATACGATTACCAACACGTGATGGGCTGGTATGCGTCGGAAAAGTTTTTTGACGCGCGCGCCTACTGGGATGGCCGCACCTTCTGGAGTCGTGGTGGATTGAAGATTGAATAATTGTAAACCACAAAGCCGTGCTGCATGTCCACCGTGATCTGCCGAGCGCATTTCACTTCCGCCGGCCATTCTTCGCCGATTGAATAATCACCACAGCATTTCACGATGTCGCCTTGCTGCGGCTTCTCGCCACGATCTTCCCAGGGCTCGCCCAAAGTTTCACACACAAAAACTTTCATCGGCAAAATGTTTCCATGCCGCATCTGCACCGATGCCCGCAAAAACTTCATGACGATGTTTGCCCAGGAACATCCACTGAACGGCATGTAGGCTTCCCAGCAATGCACTGAAATATCATCCGGCCCGGCCATTGGATTAGTTTGTTCAAACTTCACCTGTCGTATCAGCGAAATCTTTTCCTGCTCCGCGATTTCAAATCCGCATGACTCGCACTGGTAGCGGATCGTTGGCGTCAACTTTGCAAAATCATAAACGTCATCACTGGGATGCGTCTCCGCATTGTCGGCCCAAATGAATCCACCTTTCTCGCGTGATGCCGGATAAAGCGGAGACTCTTTGCGTCCAAATCTAAACGTCTGCTTGTGCTTGCAATGCGGGCAATTCCAAAATCCGAAATGACGTGAGCCTCTTTCAAACGACGGCCACGGCTCTTGCGTAATTGCGCCCGCCGATGAAAATAAAATCCGTCTGTAATTCGTGATCGTCTTAAACCGATTATCAATCTGTTCCATCGCGCCGGGCGGATAATTGCGAACCTCGTCGCACATGACTTCGGAAATTGTTTTGCCTTCGCGATTTGATTTTGACTCCGCACCCATCACGCGCAGATTCATAAATCCAAACTGAATCAGCGTATTGTTTTTCTTCGCCCGGTCGCTCGGCAACATCGCCGCAACTTTCGCGCAGTCCTCCAGCGCGGTTAGCACTTTAGTTTTGTAATCATGCTTCGCATTTATTCCAGTGTCGGTATACCAGCCGACTGATGACGGGCGGTTAATTATTTTCCAACACAGATACGCCAGCACGGTCACGGTCTTACCAACCTGCGCCGATAACATTTCCGTGAACCGTTTTAGTTGCGGGTTGTGGCAAAGATTATCGAGCGCGAACTTGGCGAGCGGAAATAATTCAAAGTCAAAATTCTTCAACTCTGAATCCGCCGGCAGTTGGACGTTCTCAGCAATCCATTTCCATGCCGGCTCGTCGCTGACTGGTTCCCAGAGCGTGCAGATGAATTTTTCCTGGTCTGTCATAGTGGTAAAACGAACCTCCATTTTGAAACGCGTGGCTTTCGTTCGACGATTGCATCAGGCGGCATGTTTCCGCGTCGCCCGTATTTTTTACCAGCTATCAAAATAGAAGTACCATACCCCGTTCGTGTTGGTAAAATTGAATATTACTGGTGCAGTTTTTTCGTGCTTAACTGCTATTCCATTCCCATCGGTATAAAAACAAATGGGATTTAATGCCGAAATTGCTTGCCCGTTTTTTACAGTAGCAATGGTTAAAGTCAGTGCGGTATTATCTATAACAATATCATTTTCAGTTAAGAATTGTTCCTGACAAATTCCAGTAAAAACGGTTTGTTTTAAATCTAAAGCTGCTTTTTGGGCGATACTAACGGGTTTGTTTGTGTCGCTCGTGTTATCTGCGCTTCCTAGGCCTACCTGAGCCTTAGTGACTGAGTGGGGGTTGCTAGTAGAAAATATATGGGTCTGGATATTTGAATTAGCTGGCTCTGCTCCGACTTCAGAAGCTGTGGTAGGTACTAATACGTTTACTTTTTTGCCAGTTAATGTTAAATCAATTCCGTTGCGTTGAACTCCTTCTAAAACATTAACCTGAGCTCCAGATTGGATTCCAGTAAGCTTCATGACAGATGTATCTGATACCAAAGATTTTCCAGTAACTTTATCGACTTTAGAATTTAAAGCAAAAGTTAATCCGACTACTTGTGGTATCTGTATTTGAGCTTGTAAAATTACGCTACATAAAATAAATAGCGATAAAATAAGTTTTTTCATAATGTCTTCTTGTAGTATAAAATAAGTATATCGTTTTGTTCTAATGGAACTAATGAAAATGTAGCAGTATTGTTTACAGAGCTTAAAGTAGGTCTAACTTGCGCGGAACCATCAAAAAATAATGAAAGCTTAGTGTGGTCAAAGTCAGTCGGCAAATCAAAGATATTTGTTCCAATAACAGCGTAAGGTTCACTGGTCTCCTGAACTCCATCTGTAGTTGTTATGACATATTCTGCCATATAAATACCTTGAATATTTAGCTCTGAATTTGCAAGGGTTATAATTTCATTTATGCTGGCTTTCTTAGAAACTCCGCCTTGAATTATCTCTATCTCGTCAGCAGTAAAAACTTCTGTTGATGCTAGTATTTCCGATATAGTTTTACCATTATCGAAAGCCTCTATTATAGCCCTTAGTTTGGCTTCTTCTGTTGGTGTAAATGCCATGTCTTGCCTTTTATTATTGTTGGACGTATCTTACACCCATTGGGGTTAATAGTAATAAGTAATTATCAGTTAGAAGTCTAACTGGTGGATATGAGTAGTCAAAACCAGTGGTTATGAAAAGCTTAGAAGGCGCTACTATCGCAAAATTACAACCTGAGTCTACTTTTGTTATTTGTGCTCCGTTTAAGAAATCTTCTTTAGTTCCATCGCACCAATATATAGTTAAGTCGCATCCGGCAACTGCGCTAAAGTTTCCGTCAATTAATTTAACTCCGTAAGTAAGCGGGTTGTTAACTTTTAATTTGATAGAAAAAGAAACTATATCTCGGTCGCGCCTATAAAAAGCATCGTCTGTATAAGACATGTATCTAGCGCGAACACCTTTTTGTTTGTACTCATCGTAAATGCTAAATTCAGCACCTTGCAAATATTGAAGAAAAGAGTATATAGAATCGCGAGCGTCATCTAAATTCCCAATGAATACCATAGGAGTGGTTATTTCATATGCCTTGAACACTGGATTTGCAGGAATGTATTCATCATCTCCTTGTTGGTCAAACCATTCTCGTTTATGAAGCTCCTTTAAATCAGGGAATGGCATAAATGGTATTGATTTGCACGTAATGTTATAATAGGAAGATATATCCCTACTTCCATCAGCTCCGACTTGTACCCACGTTGGTTGTAACATTATAATGCAAATTTTTCACAAAGATACATAAAAAAAGTGAATTGGCAAAATTTATTGGGAAATTTGTTGTACTTTTGTGGAGTAACAATAAATAAATATGACATGAAAGACTGTTGGCTAACTCCAAAAGGATAAATAATAGAAGTTTGTAAATGCGGACATAACGACTACGCATCTGATTTTCTAGAAAAAGAAATGGGATTTGATGAGCTCCATTGCGGACACAAATACCCATACGAACTTCTGCATGACAGGGGTTGGGTAAGAGTAAAATATAATGTAGTATATTCTCCAAAAATTGAAATACTTGGCGGATGTATCGACTTAACTAGGCAAAGAAGAAATACGATGGATCCAGCAATGAACTCCAAACAAATGCGTATAGCAAAGTTAATGTGTGAAGAAGTTGGAGAAGATTTCAATAAGGCTATAAATGATAAAAGATTTTGGTAGAAAATAAGACCATCACATCCCGATGGTCTTTTCTCTTATAAACACCCGCTCTTCCCCAATCTCAACATTAACTGTTCCACCATATCTATACACATAAACCTTTGAGTTATCGTAACAACGGATGTTCAAAACAGATGTGTCATATAAACTAATGTGAAACGAAGAATTTTCCATTGCCACAATATCCATAACTGAATTACCGCGAATATATCCGTCTGTGTCAAAATGGGAATTATTCTTAGCCGATCCTACACAGCTATGATTGATGTCAATAAAATTTCTGTTAAACACTGAGACTTCTTCCATTGCGAAAACTCCATGCTTCTGCATAACTCCATCAAAGTTTTCTTTCATAAAGGCTAGACTGGGGTATTGGTGTTCTATGCAAAAGTCTATTCCTTTAACATACTTTTCTACTAAAGAATCTTTGCTCTCATTCTCCCACTCGGAAGTCCATTCTTTGCAAAGTCCAAGGCTAACTGCCTCAGACTTCAAAACTAAGCTAATTTGTTTCGTTTCCATAATATTATAGTATTCGTAAAGCTTTACCTTGATTTCCAATTCCTGTTACGTCATTAAATGCTCTAACTATAGCAGCGGTATTTTCAGCAGTAAGTCTAGTATTTTCGTTTATTTTAAGTAAATAAGAATTAGCTTCAATGCTCCCGCGATTAAATTCTGAAAGTATGTTTTTCATTTCAGCAAAAGCTAAACGGTTAACGCCACTGTCTTGCCTAATTGCGTTAAGTAATGAGGCTAGTCTTTGAGCGGTGTCTTCGGTAACCCCTTTTATTTCTCCAGTGAGCCCAGTACCTGATGCGCCAGTTTTTCCATCGCCATAAATCGAATTTAAGGCTTTTAATGCTGCCTCTGTTGCAGGCTCTAAACTTTTTGCAAATACAGAGAATCCTTTTAAGTCTGCTTCAATATTTGCTTGATTAATATTTTTGTCAGCATCAGTCCAGTCCTTACTAGCTTCTTCAAGCCATCCTTGCAATTGTTTCCCAAGAAAACTATTTACAATGAAATTCTTTGCAATATCTCTAACTATACTGTCAACGCTATCCCCCCAAGCCTGTGCAGCGTCGGTTCCGTTCTGGAAGGCCGTATCCATTGCATCAGTAAGGGTCTTAGCCCATGAATCCGCCTGCGCGCCAATAGTACCACCTAAAACATATTGAATAGTATTTAAAGCAAGTTCTTGTTGCTTTTTAGATGCATCTTCTATTTGCTTATTGTAGTCATCAATTTTAGCTTGGTCTGTTTTCTTTTTAGACTCTTCAGCTCTTTTTTGAGCTTCTAATAAATTCTTTTCGCGTTGAAGTAAATTATACTCTTCTGCTTGTGCATCAATTTTAGATGCTTCTGTTTTTCTGGTCAACGCCTCGGACAGATTGTCATATGATTTAGCGGTAGCGTCAATTTGCTTTTGCAGGGCTTTTATTTGCTTTTCATACTTAGCGTCGTGCATAGCGTTAAGACTACCTACCACCTTGACGATCCCACTGGCTAAATCCTTTACGCCTCCAACAATATCGCCGGAAGCTAGCTTAGCGACCCCTACGCCAGCTTGTGCGGTACCAGTGGCTAGATTCATTATATTGTTTAAAGACTCCTTAGACTCACTTGAAGCCCCGAAAGAGTCCATAACAGTGCCTAGGTCTCCAGCAACAGAATTAGCCACATCGGAAATCCCTTGGATAGCCCATGCTATTCTTTTCGCTTTTTCTTCTACGGTTTCCGATGTGGCTCCTTTTGGGGGATTAAATAAAGCCTTAAATGGATTTTCATTAATCTTAGATACAATTGTATTTGTTCGCTCAATTAAGTCATTGTACTTCTCAACCGATATTAGGGTGTCTTTCTCTATTTTCAACCCGCTATTTGGGTCAGTAACGCCAGCCTTTAAAAAATATCCAGTAGTTTCTCCGTTAGTGCCTTTCTTTGCTTCACCTTTTGTTTTTACTAAATCTACTAGTCCTTTAGTCTTATCTAGCAACGCGTCTAAATTTCCAGCAGCAACTTTACCTAAGTCTTTAAAAACTTCATCGTATAGTGGTGTTAACTGAAACAACTGAGAACGTATTTCATTTATTTGCTGCTCAGATGTTGACCTTACAGCATCTATGGCTAATTTCATTTGAGCTGGATCGCTTGCAAATGCTTTTTTAGCCTCTAAAATGTCTTGCTCTCTTTTAAGTTCGATTACCTTTATTTTTTCAGACGCACTAGATGCCTCCGAAATTATTTGCTCAAAATACTCAATCTTACCTAATTTCTTAGACTGAATATACTCTACTAAATCTTTCCATGCCTTCTTAACCTCTTCTGTAGCACCTTCTGCGGGAGGAGTTAGTTCGCTAAAAAAGGTAGCGCTTGGCATCTTTGCATATTGAGCACGTAGAAAAGTTTCGTAATCATCTACCGCATCTCTTCCAAAAGCTAGTTGAGAAGATTTCTTTCTATCTCCGGTAAGTCCTAGTAACTTTTCGTATAAGTCGTATTTTGGTCTGTAATCAGAAATAGTTTGTTCAATAGATTTAAATATATTTCTGAATGCTTCATTTTTTTTGTCTGCAAACCCCTTATCAATCCCAGATGCAAAAGCGACTCCAATTTCCTTTACTTTTTTTGTTTGCTCTGTTCTTAATATTAGTTTAGATATTTCGACATTCATAGCATCTTCCGTAAAAGTTGGAGATACGCCAAACGATTTTAATGCATTTCTTGAACTCGCATAGTCAGAATCAGATGTAATTACAGATTTAGCTAAATCAGCCCCCTGTACGCCTTTTAGCTTAGAGTACTCTGAATATAGATTTTTTACTAATTTTATTTGATTCTCTAGATTCTTGGCTACATAGTCGGTTTTATCAGCACCACTATCGCCTCCAAGAACTTGTGGAGTAGAAGTCCCAACTAGCATAAGCTCTTTTCTAAGAGCTTCTATGGCATCCCCATAAACCCCAACATTTTTAGCTAGCCTTGTCCAAGTAGCCAACGCTGCTTTCTCCCCAGCCATTAACACATCATCTGGATTGTCGTACTTCCCAGAAGCGGATGCTTCCGATCTTTTCCTGAGAGCCTCAGACAATACATCTTTGGTTGACGATGCATAAGATGAAAACTCTTCCTCTGCTGCAGCTTGTTTTTGTGCTGCTATTTTTATCTTCTCTGTTGTTACAAGCTTAGCTGCATAATCGTCTAACGCCTTTGTATTATTGTTTATCAGCCCACCTTCTTTTGTTAGGGATGCGTGGTATGCTGGAACTATTTTTTGAAGTTCAGTAAGTGCATATTTCTTGTCTTTATAGCTAGACGTGCTATAGTTAAGAATTTTTCGTAGAGACTCTAGGGTATTTATTTCAGCCTTAGTTGATTTTTCGGCTTCTTTATTTATGCTTGCAAATTCTTCGGTGTAATTTACTGCCTTTTCTGCACTATTTGCGTACATAGCCATGAATCCAGCTAGAGCAAGGATTGCTAATGATGCGGCCACTATTGGACTGGCTACCATAGCTCTATTAAGAGATACTTGGATGCCGGTAAGCCTACTTGCTACGACGGCCTGAAGCCCCTGTGCTGTAGTAAGTTTTATTGTAGCCCCAGTATTTCCGATATTTGCCAGCATTTGCTGGTATGCTATTTTTGCATTTATAGCTTGAAGTATATTAGATGTTATTAATACGGCTCTGTAAGTACCATAGGCTGCAGCTATAGCAAGCGCTATTTTTGCTACAGACTCCATGTTCCTAGCTAGAAGTGTCATTATCTGCACGGTTCCTTTTAATAGAGCATCGTTAGACTCTCCTATAGTATTAAGTCCAAGCTCATAGGCGTCTGTCAAATTGGAAATCATCCCGCTAAGAGTAGCTGCTTGCACCTCTTGCATTTTGTAGAACTTTCCACCAGCAGATGTCATGTCGTCAAATATCTCGCTAACCATTCCGAAAGATACCATCTTCTTCGAAATCATATCGAACACGTCTGCGCTGGTGACGACTTGACCTTTTAGCTTAGTGAATTTGTTAGCCAAAAGCTCAACAATATTAATTCCAGCTTCCGAAAACTGCCGCAATTCTTGTCCGCGGAGTACGCCAGCAGCCTTTACTTGGCCGTATGCAAGAACTATTCTGTCCATCCCAACTCCAACCCCAGCCGACACATCGGCAAGCTTTTTCATGGTGTCGAACAAGTCTTTTGCTGGAATAGACATTGCAGATAACTGCTTGGTATATCCAGATAGCTCTTTAAATGTAAACGGTGATGTTAGTGCCAGATTTTTTACTTTCTCAAAAATAGCATCGGCAGCAGGAGCGTCTTGTAGGACAGAGCGCAATGAAACTTTTTGCAACTCAAATTCCCCGCGAACTTCTGCCAATTTTTTTACGAATCTCTCAACCGCATAAATAGAGAACATCGTTCCAAATTGATTTGAAATCTGCAAAGCTAGTTGTCGCTGAGAAAGAAGCGTCTTGTTGGTAAATTCGGCATTAGAACGTATTCTGGATTGGGATTTCGTACCTGCATCCTCATTTCTTTTATGAGCAAGAGCTGTTTTTTCTAGTTCTGTATTTATTTTCTGTTGAGATAATTTCTGTTTTTTTGCTGATTCAGCAGCCAACAAACCTAATTTTCCAGCAGAATATTGGGTCATCGGCTTCGAGCTTACGGATAGAAGTTCATTTATTTGTTTTTGCGTTGCAGCTATGCCAGTCGCATCTATTCCTACCTTTATATTGAATTTATTGTCATATTTTTTCATTGTGGCATTAAAGACAGCCTCAAATGTCTTATCATCCAACCCAAGATCAAAATACAAACTTCCTAAACTTTCTCCACCAGCCATATATTATTTCCCTTCCAATAAATTCGTTAAACTAATTTTTTGCACCTCAGATGCGACTATTTTTTTTGCTCTCATCCTTTCGAAGATAGCTTCGTTGGCTGCTGCAACCTCATCATAAGATGCATCTTTCTTTTTGATTACGTTTCCTTCTTTATCTGTTTTGGCGTATTCAATTCGAGGAAGGTCGTAACACATTAATTCTATTTTTGCTTTACTAAGTGAGCATCTGTACCCCCACGCATCAACCGAAAACAGTCCAAATAGGAAATATCTGGGTTTCAATGCCCACTCGTTCAATTCTCCGAATTTTGCCCTAGTGCCGATAAAAGTTCTGCTTGGTAAGCTTTTGCTTCTTTCGTCGTCATCGTCTTGGTCGTCTCCACCATCATCCCCGAAAACGCCATACCGAGAGAGAATGCTTGAACTTGAATTTTTTTTTTACCTTCGATAATTATGGGCAGGAGTTGGTCGCTTGTATACTCGTTAACATAATACATCCATCTCCATACAATAGGATGAAATAATACTATTTTGTACCAGTTGTTAAGGATTACATATGCAGCTACCTTGTGCAGTACTTTTGATCGCTTTGACATTTCAGACAATGCCGTAAGTTCGGAATTTGGAGTTTCCGGCTCAGCATTTAAAATTATCTTAGTGACTTTTTCAGTGCAGTAAGATTTCAAATACCCAATCTTATATTTCTTTTTACTTCTTGGAATTTCGACAATTGTTTTGGCATCGTCGTTAATGTCCATTAATTCTTTTTCGTCTTGTATTGTAGGTTGCTTCATAATGTTATATTATGCTAAATATTGTTTATTTGTTTTGTTTGTTGAAATATCGTCCGTATATTTGTTGAAAATTAAAAAAAAAATATGGAAACTTCAATTACTAAAATTTCTTCAATGCCTTTTGATGGTAGCTCTACAGAATGGGAACATCTTAGATATATTCAAAGTGATTCTGTAAAAATACCAGTTTACGAACCTGAAAGTATTAATCACGAGCTGTACTTCCGACGTGGATATAAATTATTTTGGAGAAATCCAATCACAAAGAAAAAGACAATTCAATTTACTATAACTAAAGAAGAATTTGAATGCTCTGGATTAAAAATTGGAGATGTAAAAATGGTGCGTATCAGTTAAACTAAAAATGGTGAGGAATATAACCTCCTCACCATTCCTAATAAATATTACCAAGTCTAGCCAATCAATTCCCAAATGTAGTCAGCGGCATTTGTGCTTTCTACGGCAGTAGATTTATTGAATGCTAATCCCATATAGGTGGTTGTTCCCTGTAAATAAGTGTCAGTCAATCCAGCGCCTACTGAGCTAGTACCAAATTTCTTCCAAGTATAAAGAGTTACCGGAGTAGTCACTTTATTATAGATGATAACTGGTTCTGTTTCTCCCAATACAGATGGAGCCAATGCAGTACAAGAAATATGGACAGCGGTTGCTTTTGTTTGCGGAGTGCTCATATCCAAGTTAGGAGTAAGAGTTCCGTTAGTAAAGATAATTACTTGCTCTCCGTCACCAGATGTGACTTTAATCATTCTTTCTTTTACGGTAGCACTTAAGCTCAATCCTACGGCATCAAAACCAGCAGGAACATATGATGGAGTGGTTGTGGCGTAAAACTCTTCTAGGATAGCTAGGGATACGTCTGGAATATCAAACTCTAATGTAGTAACCCCTGCTTTGTAGATAGATTTCAACGGAGCATCTTGTTGGTCAACTTCAATATCGGTACGAGTTGGTACGGGTTGAGTCAACTTCACAGAGTCACGCAAAGTATAAAATAATTCAGTCCAGACAGTACTTTCGGTGATAACTCCAACTGGAGCAATTTCCACCTTTGAGATACCTGTCATAATTTGTTGTTCGTGGGCAAGTGTTGCCATAGTTAGAATCTTTTTAGTATTGTTATTAATTTAATCATTTGAAATGTGTAACCATTACCGTCTTGCGCTAATGGGGTCTCCGTAAAATACGAATATGAAAACTTATCAGAAGAATATGGCAAGACTGTTGCGATTGTATTTCGGATAGAACTTATTCTGCTTCTATTCGGTAAATTTCCAGCGTTCTTAGTGTATATTTCAACAACCGTCATTATTCTTCCATGAGCACCCAAATCAGATACGTCTGTGCTAGTCCTTACGACTATAAACTCAGCCATTCCTGTATTAACTACAACCGCTGGTCTACTAGAAGGATAAAGATTTGACGTTAGTCCAAGCGTTTTTATTTTTGCAATAAGAGCGTCTTCTATATCAACTATGTTATAATTTTCTACGCTCATATTCTGTTTTGTTTAAAGAACTTTTTGTTTTCCATTACTACAAAATCAAAGCAATCGGAAAGAACTATAAATCTACCTCCACCGCTATTCCATAACTTTCCCCATCCAGTTGAAGTAAAATTTTCAAGCAATCTTCCATACCATGCTCCTACAACTATTACGGCAAACCAACTATGTTTAGAAGTATATGTTGAAAGAAAATTTTTAGCATCTTCTGCTCCTTCGCCTGATCCAACAGATTTACTCTTTAAAAGAGTTCCATTGTGAAAAATTCCGTAAGTAAATGAGTTTTCAAGATTGTGCGTTCTATTCTGAAAAGTATGAGATTCAACGGCCTTATTTAAGGCTTCTTCGCACAGTTCAATTAGCGACTTTTCGACAATAATGTTTTTAATCGCTATTGCCTTTTTTATTCCAGAGTCAAACGCTTTTGAATTGTTCATTATGGAATATATTTTCTATCGGCTTTTGTAGCCTTAAGCTCTATAACCAAACCCTTTACCTCTGTGATAGCGTCAAGCAAGTCCTTGTCAGATTTTTGTCTTTCGCTTCTCTCTGTTTCAAGCATCGAAACCCTTAGCTCAATAAGCTCTATACGCTTGTCATTGCTATACATTTTGGAATTAATGCTCAAAATAGCTCCACCAGCGGCTCCGGAAATGCTCATCAGAACAGTTAGCACCCATCCAATCATTGTGGCTTTTGTTATTCTTCCTTCGCCTACACCCATTATATTCTAATTCTTTATTTCGTTATAGTAAATATTAGCCCCGATATTGTTGACTTGTGAAGCCAATACAGTTCCTTTTATAGTACGAGTCACATCTTCTACTTCTATGGAGTCTCCAGTCCTGATATCCGTATCATGCCTAGGAAGAGATATTGTGTAATCAGATGAAATAACTCCATTCGTCTCTGAACTTTTAGTTGAAATGTAATTTCTGCATTCAGACGTTAGAATTATAACGTTAACTATAACAGGAGAATCACTACTACCAGAGTTTGACTCTCTTATTATCTTTACATTGTTCGGGAATCTTGGATTATGTATCATCGTCTATAAGCTACTCCGTTAAGATTCCCAAATGTTATTCCAACAGACCCCGTAGTCTCGCCGTATTTCTTGTAAATATCTAAGGCTCTAGTGCGTAGGAATATCCTATCGCTATTACCTATCGCCACACTGCCATCTGTATGTGACCATCCACCATCAGAATCCTTAGCTCCAGTTACCGAGCTTGGTCTCGACGCCCCGTACATGAGGACATCAGCTAATGCCAAATCTAATATTTCTGTAGATAATTCAGCAACGTCTTGCCCGAACTTTATCCCTCTGGATATCCTTATATTATTTAACGTTAAATCTGGAATATCAAAAGATACGGCTCCACGTATGTATGCCTCGAATGGAGTGTAAAAATAGCAATCAACAGTTACATCTTCAGTTTCGGCATCAAAATATTTAGGGTTGCTAAGATATTCATTTGTGTCAATAACGAACTTCTTAAAAACATTTCCAGCTACAGGAACCGCGTAAAGCATAACGACAGCACCTTCTATATGCTCTCCACTACCATCGCAAGTTCCTGCTCCGAATATGTTAATAGTTACGTTCATTTGTTACGAAGCTGCTTGAGAAATATCTAAGTAAAGCAAATCATTTACATTGTTCGGTACTGTGATTCCCGTAAACTCAGCCTCAAAAGACATAGTTTCAGCAGCAGTATCAATCAATTGTTTAATTTTTACTTTCCCGCCTTCTGTTACATAAATTGGGTTGGCAACGGTGCCAAAAGAAGTGTTAGGGAAGCTCCATTGCAATTCACCAATTTTACCAGCAGGAGAACCTACTACTACGTTGTCAGCAAATCCGCGAAGTTTCTTTTTCTTCAAAGAGCGAGATGCTACGTCAAATGCACTAATTGTAAAGATGTCATCTATAACTTCAATTGGAGCTATGCCAAGACCTTCAAGATGCATTGTAATTTGAGCATCTGTAACTGCATACTTAGTAAGGTTTGCTGAATCAATTGCACCTCCAGTAATTTGAATAGCAACTGCACTACGAGTAGATGCGTGGTTTTTCAATACGTACCAAGTAGCCTTGTTCATTCTGATAACGCCTACTGGTGTAAAATTGTATTCACCTAGTTGCATTAAGTCTAACAAGTCGCCAATTGGATAAGCAGAAGCAGAACTCCATGCATATTTTGTTCCGTAAGTACCGAAACCAGCTTTTTTCTTATTGTCAGCAGGGACTTGGAAATCAAATTCAAGACCTACTAAACCACCACCGTTGTTTACTTCTGTAGACGTGTATTTACCAGTGGAAAAGATTTGCAACCCAGTATATGTAATCTGATTGTGAATCCCGCTAATAAGTTTAGTTGTGTTAAGAATAAATTGCTCCAATAACTGAGAATAATTTG